AGGCGCTGGCGGCTGCTTCCGGCTCGAACGCACAGTCGGAAGGTGCGGACTTCGCGGCGGTTGCCGTGACCCCGACCGTTCGTCTGGGCAACATCGCGCAGATCAGCTCCAAGTACGCGCAGGTCACTGGCACCCAGCAGGCCGTCAAGCACGCTGGCCGCGCCAATGAAATGGCGTACCAGGAAATGCTCAAGGGCCTTGAGCTGAAGCGCGATATGGAAACCGTGCTGTTCGGCACGAACCAGGCTAAGTCCTCGAGCGACCCGCGCAACTGCGCCAGCATGCTCTCCTGGATCAAGACCAATACCTCGAAGGGCGGCACCAGCGCGGCGGACCCGTCTGCTGCTGACGGTACGGGCACCCGCACCGATGGCACCGGCACCGTTCCGGCATTCACGGAAGCGCGCTTGAAGACCGTTCTGTCTTCGATCTGGACGAACGGCGGCAAACCGAACTTGATCTCGACCGGCGCGTTCAACAAGCAGGCGTTCTCGACCTTCACGGGACGTTCTACTCCGATGGAGCAGGCTTCCACCAAGAAGATTACGGCTTCGGTCGATGCCTATGAGTCGGACTTCGGCAAGCTGAAGGTCGTTCCGGATCGCTTCCAGCGCGCCCGCGACGTGTTCGTGCTTGAGACCGACAAGTGGGCGGTTGCCTATATGAACGGCCGCAAGTTCGTCTCGGTCTATGTCGCCCCGACCGGCGACAGCCAGAAGCGCCAGATCCTGTCGGAGTACACGCTCGTTGCTCGCAACGAGAAGTCCTCGGGCGGCGTCTTCGACAACACCACCTCGTAAGCCTTCATCATCAACCTTGTGGCGCTCCTTCGGGGGCGCCCTTTCTTTTGGAGGCTTTAAATGGCTCTTCCTCTTAATAGACCCGTCGATGAAATTGTTGTTACCGCGCGGACAACTTCGATCGGCGCGACCCCTGTAGCCGCGTCAACTGTGGCTGTTGCCAAGGGGTTCCTGGAGCGTGCATTTGCATTCTCTGAGGGCGCGAGCACCGGCACGATTGCTGTGGCGATTTCGATCAACGGAGGCTCTACCGTTGGCACCATTTCGTTCACGGGCGGTGCGAATGCAATCGGCTCTGTCGAAATGGGTCTCGCTAGCGCAAACCTCTACGTCAGCGAGGGCGATCTGATCACGTTCACTCCTTCGGGTGGCGGCGGCGCGACCATCCCGGCGCATTTCTACGCCATCATCAACAAGGCGTAAGATATGGCATCGCAGCAGTACATCGGAACGGGTCGCATTGGCCCCTCCGGCAACGCGGCATACACGGGTACTGCCGGCACCTACGGGCCGATCGGTACCCAGACCTACAAGGTGCGCGTTCTGGTGACGACTGACGCTTGGGTGACGACGGACGGAAGCACTCCGTCGGCCACTGCTGGCGCTTATGTTGTTGCGAGCTCCCCGGAATATTTCACCACCACGCCGGGCCAGACCGTGAAGGCCGTCCAGGTTTCTGCGGGCGGCACCATGTACGTCACCGAGCTCATCTAAATGGATCTCCGCTTCCATCTCGACAGCAATGGCAACGACTTTGCTGTCGAGCATGTCCAGGACATCGAGCCAATCCTTGAGCGCAATAAGGAACTGCGTTCGGTTGCTCAGAAGAGCGACTGGGGCAGGCATGTCGCGTCCATTCCCAACGTCATCATGGTTCGATGGCTTAACGAGGAATGGGCGAAGGGAAACGCCACCATCAAGATGTTCGGACCTGAGATGGACGCGCTAGTGGAACGCAAGCTGAAAGATCCTGAGTGGGCTTATCTCAGAACTGACAGTGCGCAGGTGCAGAGCTTCATGGGGTTCGGTAGTTGATCAGCACCTATACCGACCTTCAGGCGGCAATCACCGAATACCTCGCACGTGACCAGGACACGACGCTTATTGCGCGTATCCCGACGTTCATTCAACTGGCTGAAGCGAAGTTCAACCGGCTGCTGTTTGTTCGGCAGATGGAACAGCGTTCTACAACCACTATCGACACCGCGACCTCTGAGCCCGAATTCATTTCGCTGCCATCTGACTTCCAGTCCATGCGCAGGGTTCGACTATCAAGCGTCAGCGGCAAACCTCACCTTGATTTCAAATCCGGCACGCAGATAGACGAATATCGCACATCTGGCGCCGATGCCGCTGGCCAGCCTCTGTTCTTCACGATCATGGGAACGGAAATGGAGTTGGCACCGACGCCAGATGCTGATTACACCATTGAGATGGTCTATCGGCAGAACGTTCCTGCGCTTGCATCTAACTCGACCAATTGGCTGCTGACGCTGGCCCCTGATTTGTATCTCTACGGCGCTTTGCTGGAATCGGCCCCCTACATCAAGGAAGACGCGCGTATCCAGGTATGGGGTGCCGGGCTTTCATCGGCGCTCGACGGGCTGAATACGCTTGGCCTCACCTCAACGTTCAATGCTGGTCCGATGACCATGCGGCCGTCTGGTGTAACGCCGTGACGGTCTGGGCGCCAGCGGTTCAACAAGCCGAAGCGTGGACCAGCGAGGCCCCTGCCTTGCGCGTCTTTGATCCGAGTGTATTTGACCACGCCCCGATCTTCGACACCGGGAGTACAGCCGGTATTTGGGGCGCGAGCCTGCAGCAGCAAGAGGCGTGGACCAAGGAATGACGCTCACCGTTAAGCACGCATCGCTGACTGGAGCTGCAGCGAATCCAAGCGCGCTTGTGGACGGCCCGAAGTGGGATGCGAATCATACCGTCACCGGCGATCTTCCTGTCACGCAGCTCAACGGCGGCAGCGGCGCGTCTAGCTCGACATTCTGGCGCGGCGATGGTACTTGGGCAACGGCTGGCGGCAATCCAGGCGGCTCGACCACGCAGGTTCAATACAACAATTCCGGCACATTCTCCGGCATCACTGGCGCGACGACTGACGGCACTAAAATGACGCTAGTCGCCCCAATCTTGGGGACGCCGACCTCGGGCACGCTGACGAACTGCACGGGACTTCCACTTTCAACCGGAATTTCTGGACTCGCCACGGGCGTCGCAACGTTCCTTGCGACGCCATCCAGCGCCAACCTCCAGGCAGCCCTAACCGACGAAACTGGCACAGGCGCGGCAGTGTTCGCCAATGCGCCTGCGCTCGTCAATCCTACTGCAACGACCCAAACTGCCGGAGACACCAGCACGAAGGTAGCGACGACGGCGTTTGTCGCGACGGCTGTTTCAGGCGGTCCATCCGCCCCAGGTTCCATCTACGGCCTCACGCTCTCGAACAATTCAGGGTCGCCCAACACAAAAATTGATATTGCATCAGGGAAGGCGCGAGACATCGGCGACACCGCCAATATGGCTCTCGTCTCCACGATCAGCAAGGATCTTTCAGCTACGTGGGCGGTGGGGACCGGGAATGGTGGACTTGATACCGGCTCCAAAGCGAATAGCTCGTGGTATCATGTCTGGCTGATCCGGCGCTCTGATACTGGCGTCGTTGACGCGCTATTCTCTACGAGTGCCACATCTCCAACGATGCCGACGAACTACGACTCGAAGCGCCGGCTCGGCGCTATCAAGACGAATAGCAGCGGCAATATCCTTGCCTTTTATCAGGTGCCGGGCACCGGCAAGTTCTACTGGATTGGTTCGCAACCTAGAGACATTAACGCGGCTACCATCAGCACGACGCCAACGCTATATACGCTCGCGAGCATCCCACTCGGCATCAAGGTTCAAGTTCAGGGCCTTCTGTCTTGTACGGGGACGGCCTTTCAGTCTGTGACAGACCCAGACCTCGGCGTTCCTCCTGACACCACGCAGGCCGTGCAGCAAGGCGGCCAACTCAACCAGGCGTTCTTCTTCTGCAATGTGAGCCAACAGGTCTATGTCTTCGCTGGGACTGGTACTCCCACGTTCAGCATTTGGGTTCAGGGCTGGACTGATTTCCGGGACGCAGCATTCTGATGGCGATCATATTTGATATCGCTTGCATCGGAACGAGCCTGACGGCGGGCACAGGCAACAATGGCGCGGGCGGTCTGCCGTATGGGAGTTTCATCCCCGAACTCGTGAAGGCGCTTTCGCCGGGGAAGCAGTCACACATTCGGATCTACAATCTCGGGATTGCTGGCGGCTTGTCATCCGACAGTTTGAGCACATCGCTTCCGATCGCACTAAATCTGAAACCAAAGGCAGTTTTCATCGAGAATTTGATGAATGACTGTCTCGGGGCGGGCAGCGGTGGGTTATCGACATCGTCAACGAGCACCAACAACACTTCGATCATTACTTCGCTGAAGGCGCTTCCGAATCCGCCGGCCATCTATCTGGTGACGATGAACCCTGTTGCCGGTGCTGGAGCCGCTGCAACGGCGCGCTCAAATCTTGCGACCTATAATGCCGTGTATAGCACATTGGCTGGCTCGCAGAGCGTCAATCTGATCGACTGCTTCACGGCGTGGGGCGCAGGCAATACCACGGACATTCCTGACGGTGTTCACCCGACGCTGGCCGCCAACATCGCCAAGCTGATCCCGACAATGGTTTCTGCAATCACGGGGTCTATAACTTAATATGGCTCTCTTACAGTGGGGCGACTGGCGCCCAGACACATCGGACTATGAGGGGACGAGCGTTCACAACATCCTCAACGTTGTGCCGCGCGCGGATGGGTACGGGCCGTTTCCGTCATTCTCCGCCTACACGAGCGCGCTTCCTGCGACCTGTCGAGGCGCCTTCTATGCTCTGAAGTCCGATGGAACGGTGATCACCTTTGCCGGGACTTCGACCAAGCTCTATAAGCTGAACAACACGGATTTCAGCTGGACTGACGTATCACTCGGAGCCGGCACATACTCGGCTCTCACTGCATCTGCCCAATGGCAATTCGCGCAGTTCGGCAATCTGGTGTTCGCAACCCAAGCCAACGTGGTGTTGCAAGTCTTCGACCTGTCATCGTCTACCGCCTTCGCGAATTGCGCGGGGTCGCCTCCGCAGGCCGCCTACATCGCTGTCGTCGGGCGGTTTTTGGTGCTCTCCGGTCTGCTCTCAAATCCATATCGTATCCAGTGGTCTGGCCTGAACGCCACGACGACCTGGACCAGCGGAGTTAATTCGAGCGACTTTCAGGACTTCCCTGACGGCGGTATTGTCCGCGGCGTGGCGGGTGGAGAGGCCGGGATCATCTTCCAGGATCAGGCTATTCGCCGAATGTCCTACGTGGCGGGTTCACCGATCATCTTCCAGATCGACCGCATCACCCAGGACAAGGGCCTCTACGCGCCTTACTCGATCGTCAAGGCCGGCGAGATCATCTTCTTTTACGCAGGTCAGGGCTTTCACAAGATCGTGCCCGGCGGTGTGCCTGAACAGATCGGACGAGAGAAAGTTGATCGGACGTTTTTGACCGATCTCGACAAAGGACACCTCGAACTTTTCCAAGGTGCAGCCGATCCACGATCGACAAAGGTCTATTGGGCCTATCGTTCTGCGAACGGCGTCAACCCGGCAAACTATGACAAGATCCTCGGTTATGACTACTTGCTCGATCGCTTCTTCCCGCTCTCCGTCACAGGTGAATACCTCGTCGGGATTTCGCAAACTGGCCTGACGCTGGAAAATCTGGATAGCATCTCTTCATCGATTGATGCGTTGACACTTTCGCTGGACTCCTATGCAACGGCTGTTCAGCCGCAGATTGCTCAGTTCAACCCGTCTCATGTGCTCGGTTTCTTCGCTGGTGCAAGCCTTGAAGCGACGCTGGAGAGTGCAGAGCAGGGCACGGACGAGCGGCGGATTACGGTCAGGGGTTTCCGTCCCATCACGGACGCGCCAACGCTCTTTGGTTCCTTGCTATATCGGGATACTCAGCAGGCGACGCCCGTCTATACGCCGGAAGTTGCGATTAATGTGCGAACCGGTCGCGTCGATATGATGCGAGATGCGCGTTACGCTCGGTTCAAGACGCGAATTCCTGCGGGCACATCTTGGACCTTTGCGGCTGGTGTCGTGCCAGACGTTACGACCAACGGTACGCTATGACGGCCTACGTTCCCGGGATCACGGAAACTGATCTCAAGAAGATCGTTCTCGCCATTCAACAGCTCGCGGCGGGACGATCTAATGCAACGGGGACTGTAACCCTAACGCCATCGGCCGCGACCACGACGGTTACGCCAACGCAGACGGGGACGATTGCCGCAGGTTCTACGCCGATCCTGACGCCGACGACCGCGAATGCGGCAACTGAAGTAGGCAACGGCACAATGTACGTGTCGGCGGTTGCGAACGGAAGCTTTACGATCACGCATGCTAATAGCGCGACCACGGGAAGAACTTTCCTATGGGCGATCCTTGGTTAGCTTGGTCTGCGTTGATCCCGCGCGGGTTGATGAGATTTGGCCGCATGTGCAGGAACGTCTGAGAGCCGCGGTCGATCGAACAGAGCTTAGCAGCTTTGATGATCTTGAGGCCGACGTGTTAACGGGCATGCAGCTTGTTTGGCTTGCCTGGGATGGTTCGGAGATTATGGCGGTTGCGACAACGCAGCTCGTCAAACCGCGCAACAAGGTCTGTGTTCTGACCGCATGCGCGGGTCGGGATCGCGAGCAGTGGCTTCCGCTGTTCGCTCAGATTGAGAAATACGCAAAAGACGAAGGTTGTTCCCGGATGCGCATTTATGGGCGCAAGGGCTGGGAACGTGTGCTTGACGGCTATCGCGCCGAGCATGTCATCTTGGAGAAAGCACTATAATGGGCGGTCAGTCTTCTTCGACGCAGCAGCAGAGCTCCACCACGGCTCCGTGGGAGCCGGCGCAGGGTGCTATCACGGGTATCCTCGGGCAGCTCAACGGGCTTCTCCCGCAGACCGGCATCACTGGCGCACAGACCGGAGCGCTCAACACGATCGAGCAGAACGGCGCGAATGTCGGCCAGTATGCGCCAGCCGTGCAGGGCTACACGCAAAACCTTCTGAATGGGGGTGGCGCCATGAACCAGGCCGGAGCCGTCAATCAGAACTATCTCGACTATCAGAAGGCCACGCAGCCGCTGGCGTCAAATACCGACTATAATCCCTATGACACGCCCGGATTTAAGAGCGCACTCGACACCACGATCTCGGATATCACCAATAATACAAACGGCGCGTTTGCAGCTGCTGGTCGTGACTTCTCCGGTATGAACTCGCAGACCCTTGGTCGTGGCATCATGCAGGGCGTCGCGCCGACAATCGCATCTCAATACAATCAGAACGTACAGAATCAACAGGGAGCCGCCAGCAATCTTTACAACGCAGGTAACACTAATGCTGGTATTCTTTCGGGCCTCCAGCAGCAGGGACTTGTGAACCAGGGCGCTGGCGTTTCTGCGATCGGGGCAGGGCAGTCAGCACTCAATTCCGGTGCGGCCAATATTCTTCAGGCCGAATCACAGCGGCTTGGCATCCCCGCGGCGAATTTGGGGCTGCTGGCTCAGATCGGCATCCCGATTGCCGGGCTTGGTTCGCAGTCGAGCGGAACGAGCAACACGACCAACCAGATGTCGGGAGTCGATCAGTTTGCCAAGCTGGCGGGTGGGTTTGGCTCGTTGTTTGGCGGCGGAACGGCCGCGGGCGGCGCGGGGTCTTCGTCGGCCGGAAACTTCCTGAAGATGTTCGGTTGAGGACGCAATAGATGGGCTTGCTCGACTCGCTTCTCTACAATCAGAACAGTTATGGCGGGCAGGGCGGCGGCTTGCTCGATATGTTGCAGAACTCACTCATGCAGCAGAATACTTATCAGCCCAGCGCTGGGTTTCCGCAGCAGCAGCCCGGCTCTGGGCGTTCTTTCGACAACGCGACTTTCGATCCGGCCACTTATGCGCCGAGCCAGCCGAGCAACTCTATCGCGGTCGGCGGCTATCAGATGCCGCGCATTGGCAATCCTGACCAGTTCCAGCCGCAGCAGGCGATGACGCCGCCGAATGCCCAGCCTTCGCAAGGCCAACTCCCCCAGCCGGCACAGCAGGCGCCACAGCAGCCTGAGGCGCTCCCTCCGGCCTTCGGCCAGCAGGGTGGAAGCAATGCTCTCACGGGCTTGCAAAGCTTCCTGAACGGTGGCGGCCTTATCAGCTCTATCCGTGGCGCGATGAACGGGCAGAGGACAGACGCCGCCGGCATGGCGCAGCAGAACCTCGGGGCCCAGTTTCAGGCAGTACGCGATACGCTGATCCAGTCAGGCTTGTCGCCTCGCGAAGCGCAGTCCAAGGCCATGCTCGCCGTGATGAACCCGGAGGCTGGGAAAACCATTCTGACCGAGGCGCTGACCAACAAAGAGAAGTACGGCGTCGTCAGCGAAGACCCGTTCGCCGGCAAGAAATACGGCTTCATCAACGAGCGCGACCAGACCGTCAACGGCCAACCCATCAATGCGCAGGGCGCGGCGGCTGGCTCGTCGTCTCCGCTTGCCGATATGGAAAAGGCCAAGGCGGCCGGTGTGCAGGGCGAAGCTCTTTATGAGTACCTGCCCAAGCAGATCGCTCCGATGGTCAAGGCCATGATCGAGGGCAGGCAGCCGCTTCCGACTGGCGCGGCCATGCGCAATCCTGCGACGCTTGCTCTGATCGACGCGGCTCATTCGGTTGACCCGACCTTTGATGCGACGAGTTGGGGCGCGCGTGCGGCTGGAGCCAAGGACTTCACGTCGGGCAAAAGCTCGGAGATGGTTCGCGCCGCAAATCAGACGCTGGCGCATGTCGGCTCGTTGCTCGATGCGATGGACAATCTGCACAATCGCGCCGTCCCTGCCTGGAATTATGTCGCGAACGCGGCCAATGAGGCGACTGGCGGCGGCCAGCCCGGCGCGTTCCGCACCAACGCTCACGCCGTTGCTGAAGAAATGTCCAAGGTCTTCAAGGGCGCCAACCTCTCGGACTCGGAAATCCGCCATTGGGAGCAGAACCTTTCGGAGAATATGTCGCCTGAGCAGCAGAAAGCTCAGATCGCGAAGCTTTCCGAGCTGCTGCATGGCTCGTTGGCCGCTCTGGAGGAGAAGCGCGTCGCGGCAATTGGCCCAATGGCTGCTGCCAAGGCTGGTCCCGTCATCAAGGAAGAGGGCCAGAAGGTGCTTGAGCGGATCGACAACTGGACGAAACAGAACGGCGCCACGTCTCAGGCTTCTGGCGGCATCCAGGATGGCGCAACTGCGACCAATCCGCAGACCGGACAGAAACTCACCTTCCGCAACGGGAAATGGCAGTGAGCGAACTTCCTCCCGGTTTCGTTCTCGACCAGCCCAGCGCGCCCGATCTGCCATCCGGTTTCGTGCTCGACAAGCCGTCGATGGGTGAAGACGCCGCAAAGTCGGTTGCTTCGGGTCTCGGGAGTGCTGCCATCGGAGCGATTGGTGGGGCTGGTGATCTCCGAGAGGCTGCGTCACACGGCGTTGACTATGTGGGCCAGAAACTTGGCGTCGATCTATCGCCCATCAAGAGCGCGGCATCGGCTGCATCCAAAGTTATCCCGCCGCTCGGCATGATGGCGAACGCGCCGACATCGGCTGATGTGAAGGCCACTGTCACCGATCCGATCGTCTCGCCGGATTATGAACCTAAGACCTTGGCCGGATCTTACCTGAAAACTGGCGCCGAGTTCTTGCCGGCCGGCCTGATGGGCGGCGAGGGTGGAATCGGCGCTCGGTTGCTTCGGAATGTTGCTCTTCCTGCCATCGGCAGCGAGACGGCCGGACAGATGACTAAGGGCACCGCCGCAGAGCCGTATGCGCGCGTAGCTGGGGCCATGCTGTCGCCTGTAGCTGAGAGTGCGGCGCGTCGAGTTATTACGCCTCTACCGGCGTCGGCAGAACGTCAGGCGCTTGCTCAGACGCTTCACAATGAAGGCGTTCCGCTCACGGCTGGGCAGTCCAGCGGAAGCAAGCCTCTCCAGTGGATGGAAAGCGCGCTTGGCGACACTCCCGGCTCCGGCGGCGTTGCCGCTCGGACTATGGAGAACCAAGCCGAAAACTTCACGGCCGCGGCCCTTCGGCGAGCTGGCATCGATGCCAATCGCGCCACGCCGGAAGTCATTGACAATGCTTTCACGCGCATCGGCAACAACTTTGAGACTGTCGGGCAGCGTAACAACGTCATCGCTGATCGGCGTCTCGGCACCGATCTGACGCGCGTTGAGCGCGAGTATAATAACGTCGTTAGCCCGTCGAATCGTGCCCCTGTTATTGAGAATACGGCGCGGGATATCGGCGACATGATGGCCCAGAATGGCGGCCATCTGACCGGGCAACAATATAACGCCATCACCTCGCGGCTTGCTCGACAGGCGCGCAATGCGCAGGCCGACCCGCAATTGCGCGAGGGCTTGCAAGGGCTGCGAACGGCGATCGACGACGCCATGGAGCGCAGCATGTTCAGGGCCGGCAATCAAGCCGATCTGCAACTCTTGCGGCAGGCGCGCAATGAATACCGCAATATGATCGTGCTTGAGAAGGCTGCCACGGGCGCAGGTTCTGGCGCAGCCGAGGGGCTGATCTCGCCGTCGCAACTCCGCAACGCGGTCGTGCAACAGAGCCGACGAGCTTATGGTCGCGGGCAGGGCGATTTTGCCGAACTCGCGCGAGCTGGCGAAGCATTGCTCAAGCCACTTCCGCAGTCTGGCACATCGCCGCGCCACAACGTTACGCACATGCTCCAAACCATCGGCGCCATTGTCGGCGGCGGTGCGGGTGCTGCTGGCGGCCCCGGTGGCGCTGCTGCGGGCGCCTTGGCTGGCTTGGCTGCCCCGGCTATTGCCGGCCGCGCGCTACTCTCTCGGCCTGCACAAGCCTATCTTGGTAATCAGCTGTTGATGCATCGCCCTCGTGGCGCGGCTGCTCGCCAAGCGTTCAATAACCTATTGCTTGCGGGAAGTGCGCAGCGCCCGCTTCTGCTTCCAAGCCAGTAGCTCGTTTGCAATCTCGGTGGCGAGGAAGGCCATTCCGCATCCGATTACAGCAGCTAGGTATCCGTTCGGCGTCCATTGCCAGTGAATATTGGACGCCATCACCGCAAAAACGATCAATCCTTGAAGGCAATACCACCACATGGGCTTGGTAGACTCCATCATTGGCGTAGAGAGCGGCGGCAATCCTAACGCCACCAATCCTAAATCGTCTGCGTCAGGCCTTGGTCAGTTCATCGACAGCACTTGGCTCTCAACCATTAAGCAAGCTAGGCCCGATCTGGCGCAGGGCAAGAGCGATTCCGATCTGCTGGCCCTAAAATCTGACCCGCAGCTTTCGCGGGAAATGACGGAAGCCTACGCCAACCAGAACCAGGCCATTCTATCAAAGGCCGGAGTCCCTGTAACCCCAGGTAGCACCTATCTGGCTCATTTCGCCGGGCCCGGCGGCGCGGTCAAGGTACTTCAGGCCGACCCAAATGCGCCCGTTGAATCCGTGCTTGGTGAGGCCGCGGTCAAGGCCAATCCGTTCCTGCGCGGAATGACCGCCAGCGCCCTACAGGCGTGGGCTGACAAGAAGATGGGCGGAAGTAGCCCCCAGCCGCAGACCGCACAGGCGAGTCCCGTAAGCGCTCCTATCGCCCCTCAAGCTGCTGCGCCGGCAGCGCCAATGAACATCCTCCCGCAGTCCCAGCCAGCCGCGCCAATCTTTGCTGCGCCGCCACAGCAGGCGGCACCGGGAGCCTCACCGCCCGCCTTCGCCCAGATCCCCGACATGCAGGCGCCCCCGATCTTTTATGCACCTCGCAAGCCGGTTGCCCTTTCCGCCCTCAAGAGCGCCTTCCGCGCTCCCGTCTTTCCACGAGGATAATAGATGGCACTTCCGTTCTATAACTGGTCGCGTACAGCGGCCAGCAACGCTACTGCTGACTCCACGGTCAATTGGGCAGAAGGACAGAGCCCGTCCAGCGTCAATGACTCCGCGCGGGCCATGATGGCGTCTACCGCCGCATTCCGCGATGATATTTCTGGGGCAACCTATACAAGCGGCACTTCCACCGCTTACGCTTTGTCCACCTATCAGGTCTTCAGCGCGAATATTAATGGAGCCATGCTGGCCTTCACGCCGCACATCTCCAATGGCAACAACCCGACCCTATCGGTGGATGGCAACACAGCTCGCCCGATCTACACAGACACAGTTAATCCGGTGCCCGCTGGAACGCTCGTCGCTGGCACGCCATACGTCGTGACCTTCGATAATGCGCATTCGATTTGGATTTTGAACCACTTTTTTGTTAAACCGTATGAAACGCCGATCGGCGCGGTCATTGACTATTTCGGCTCGTCTGTTCCGAACAATAATTGGGCGCTCCCCTATGGGCAGGCCATTTCTCGCTCGACGTATGCATCATTGTTTTCATTGATGGGCACGACGTACGGGAGCGGAGACGGCTCTACCACTTTCAACATCCCCGATCTTCGCGGGCGCGTTGTCGCTGGCAAGGATGATATGGGCGGAAGCGCCGCTTCTCGTCTAAGTGGAACGAGTATCACTGTCGGCGGCGCGACTACGCTGGGCGGATCGGGAGGCGCAGAAACCAAAGCGCTGGTTACGGCGAACTTGCCGCCTTACACGCCGAGTGGAACTGTTTCCGGAAGCGTGACCGCTATTTCATTCAACACGCGCTCGGTAAGTGCTTCAGGCGTTGATACCACCAACGCACTATCGCTCGGCAACTCTGGCGGTAGTTCTACCGGCACCCAAGGTGGCGCACTCATCAGCGGCACCATAAGCGGCACGCTTTCGGGTGCGGCGCAAGGTGGAACGAGCTCTGCATTCGCAGTGACCCAGCCCACGATTATCGCCAATAAATTGCTCCGGATCATCTAGCAAATTTGAACCAGTCCGGCCCGGAAGCCGTCATCTGATAGCCGGCATGGGCAGAAATAAAATCAGACTTCGGGATTCTCGTAAAGCTATAGGCCACCTTCTTGCGCGGTAACGATAATTTACCAGGACCGTTGTCCTGGAGCCTGGACAATTGGACCTCAGTGCCATCACCCAGGAACAAGCGCGACCAAAACATCCGCCGCGCCTTGAGGCCGCATAGCCTCCTGACGACGGAAAGCGGGTCTGGCGCATACTGAACAGCGCCGTTTGAGTGCATAACATCGATGGGGCCTAGCCACGCTGCGGCCTCGTTGATTTCGGTGAAAAACTTGAGATGATAAGTTTCTAGCGTTTTGGCTCTTCTAACCATCGCGGGCGTTTCGACAACAGCCCATCTGACAGTTTGATGGTCTGCTTGCTTGTAGTGAATGCCGCAGCCGCCGCCAAAGTCCAAAACAGTGTTGGCGTCTTTCATCTCCGGCCATGGCTTGGTCGGACTGTAAACCATTGTCTTCCGGAAAATGGTCTCGACCAGCTCCGGGTGCTCGTACCCGCGCAGCGTCTCGGACGGTAGCAAGTTCCACAATTTGCCCAACATGGGCCGATCTTTCACCAACCCAGCACAGAGTCAACCCAGAGATGAAAACCTCCCACAAAGTAGCGGGTGGCAGCGCGGCTATTATTGCCGCTGCCATCACCTTTACCCCCGGCTGGGAGGGCATGGACCTCACAGCCAAGAAGGACATGATCGGCACGGGCCATCCGATCACGTATTGCATCGGGGCGACGGCTGCCGACGGTGCGGTCAAGGTGGGCCAGAAGTTCACCCCGTCACAGTGCGACGCGCTCCTTGCTAAGAGCCTGCCGAAGTATCTCGCGCCTCTTCAGAGGTGCATCAAGGTCGAGCTTCCTACCAAGTCAATGGCCGCGTTCCTGGATGCTGCCTACAACGCTGGCTCGGCCGCCGTCTGTCGTTCCCCCATGGTCAAGAAGGCTAACACTGGCGATCTCATTGGCGCCTGCAATGCCTTCTCCGGCTGGTACGTGAGTTCTGACGGTGTCGTTCGTCGTGGACTCGTCGCGCGCCGTGGCGGTGACGGCAATTGGCGACGAGAGATCGCGGGTAAACATCCGCGTTCGGACGGTCGCAAGGGCGAGAAGCAACTGTGTCTCGAAGGTCTCGCCGAGGGTGTCGCCAAGCCCTCACTCTGGGACAAAATCAAACTCATCTTTATCTCAATCTGGAAAGGAATTTTCTAATGGCCGTTATCGACATCTTCGTTTTTGCCGCAGGTATGGCGGCTGGTTGGTACGGAAAAGACCCACTGACCAAATGGTGGAAGGGAGCCGAGAAGTTTGCGCAGGATCTGAAGGACAAGGCTGAGGCCATCCTGAAGGCCATCAAGCTGTAATGTGGACCTGGTTGGCGTCGTTTCTAAGCGGGCCTCTGCTCTCGAAGCTTGTGGACGCCTACAAGGCCAAGCTTGAGAGCGATAACAACTCCGAGAAAGTTGCGGCTGACCTCGCCGGCAAAGACTTGGAATTGCAGGCTCGCGAGCGAGAAATCAACGCCAAGCAGGTACAGGCGGAAGAGGGTCGCTGGTGGAGTGCCGCGCCCCGCGCAATCGTCTGCTGGGCGATGGCGATTTATGTCGGGAAAGTGGTCGTCTGGGACACCGTTTTCCACCTCGGCATGACCTACCCACTCAAGGGCGTAATGGCTGACGCCTTTAGCACCATCCTGTGTTTTTGGTTCGGTTCGCGTTCCCTCGAAAAAATCGCAAGGATCTGGAAATCACGATGAAGCTCATTACTGCGGCGGCGGTCGCTCTGTTGCTCGGAGGCTGCGCGACAATGCAGCAACCAAAACCATCAGCCCCCAAGATCATGAAGGCGCCAGTTAAACACGCCGAGCCGTGTCCTTGCAGCCCGACTGCAAATCAGGTCGTGAAAAAGCGCTGGTTCAGCGGCTTTAAAGTTCGGCTCTTCCACTGATGAACCAGGAGGAGATTGAACAGATCGTATCGAAGGCGGTCGCAGCAACTCTCTCACGGTTCGGAATCGAAGAGGGCGACCACAAGGAACTGATGGCTGATTTGGGCCATCTTCGGAAGTGGCGACGCAGCGTAGAGCAGGCGCAGAGCTATACCTTCAAGGTTGTTATCACAACGATCGTTGGCGGATTTCTCGGGGCCCTATGGCTCGGCTTCCAGACAATGCTTCATAAATAGGAGACTTCATGGATCGCGGGGGAGCCGGGTGGATCATATTCATTCTGGCATGCATCATCGCATTTGTATTTCTTGTTTCAGCATTGGTCGGAGCGGCCCACGCCCACGACCAGAACAAGCCAGAACTGGATAGCTGGTATCGATCGCTTCAGAGCGGGAAGGGGCCATGTTGTGGCGGCCCATCTGAGGACGCCACACACCTCGACGAGCTCCAGTGGCGATCCAAGGGCGACGGCTACGAGGTCTTTATCGAGGGGCATTGGATCGAAGTGCCTCCTGCCGCCATCGTGCCCGTTCCGAACAAGGATGGCCGTGCATTGGTGTGGCTGTACTACTTGATGGGTGAGCCGATCGTGCGATGCTTCATTCCGGGCCAGCTTGTCTGATGCCGGTCACAAAGAGCGGACCAACCGCGCCGAAGTGCTCTGACGAAGAATTCATGGCTTTGTTTGACGCAATGGGCGCCACAAAGACATCTCAAATTCTACGAGTTCAAGAGCACAACGTTTATAAGCGC